CCCGCCGTTTCAGTGCCAGCGTTATCATCTGTCCGGACTTCGTAAAACGCGACGTCGGTATTCGTAACTTCTTTCCAGCTTGCGGTACAGACGGACCCAAAGTCTATGCCAAATCCGTCGGGTGTGTTCGGAATTTCCGTTTTAAGTGCGACAAGGATCTTCAGCTGTGGAGACGTATCCGGGCTTGTACTTTCGCCCCATTCGTCTTTCGTGCATACGGCGATTAAGTAGGTGTCACCGACGATGGCCTGCGGAATGACGACCTGGTCTTTTCCGCTGCCGCCGAATGTCCATTCTCCATCGAATCCGAGTTCAGAGCCTTTGGTGCCTTCTTTGATAACGAGATCTTTTGCCTGTGTGCTGCTGGTCTTATACCATACGTCACCTTGCAGATAAGATTGCAATTCAGGCGGCGTCCAGTTGACCACGATATCGTATCGAGATACACCGTCAGCAAGCTGCCTGTAACGGTTATGCGCTGTGATATTTGTAACAGGCGGGATGTAATACGGAGCCAGTGTGTACTCGTAAGCTTTGACTTCTGACAAGTCTTGATTGCCTGCCCCAAAGATATTGTACGAACAGAATTTAATGTAGATTTTCTTGCCAATGTCATCTTTTGTAAACGGTACTTTGAACACAGAGTTGTCCAGCCGGACAAAATCGGTATCTTTAGCATGCATTCTGACAGCGGTATTACACTGTCCGCGGTATAACCCCGACAGCAGCCATGCGCCGTTCGATTGCAGATTAGCGTTGATGTAACTCATACATTCGCCGTCAATCCAGCACAATGTATTCTTGCGCTGTGCGTCCTGCTCTGTACCGCTAAGCAGCTGATCATTGCACGTCACAAATACTTGATTACCCGATGGATGATTCGGTATCGGCGACAGCGGCTGTGTTAATTTACCGCACCGAGCGGAGCCTGCAATTTGCCCGACCGTCCGATAATTTGTGTTATCATCGGAGACGTATACAGTACAGCCGCCCCAGCTGTCAGCTTTGCCTTTTGCTGCAATCCACAGCTCCAGTCCGTCAGATGTGAGATCTGCAGGCGGCTGGAAAATAATCGGCACAGTGTCGGGTGCGGTTTTGTTGTAATCGATGTACGGACGATCTACGTCGTGCACATCATACGTAGCTGCGGAATAATTTCCCGGAGGCACAGATACCGCTGTAACTGTAAGCATTCCGCTGTCGTCTTCTGTAACCGCCGTTACTCTGACTACTTGTTTATCAATACCGCTATACTCATCTGATATACGCACTAAGTCGCCCGGCTCTATTCTGCAGAAAGCCCAATCGAGAGTAAAAGTATACTGGTTTCTGCCGTATTTATTCTTACGAGCGGCCATTTCGGCTACTTTCACAGCGCGCGCTTTCGTATATACGTACCGTGCATTTATTGTATTTGCCTGTCGGAGCCCGTGATTCGCGATATCTTCTGAAAACTGATAAGCGACAGATTCTTTTTCATAGCTGTTAGCTCTGTTACTAAACTCAACAGGAAAACGATTATAAATATCCGCAGAGTCTTTCCGCTGATATGTGACAAGCGCTCCGTCAGACTGCGGGATGAAATCATCGGCAGTCAGGTCATACTGTACTGTCTTATTCGGCGTCCAGCTACCCGCGGGACGGTCTTCAATTATAACGATTTTATACTGGTCATTAGACCAAAAAATATGCGCGTTCGTGAGCCCTGTTATCTCTTTAACGATGTCGCGCACGGCGCTCTCATCGGCATCCGCCGGAGTAGAAATAAGCAGATCGGCCTCTTTGCAGTACTTTCGATACTCATCGAGATTTTCAATAGTGACGTCAGACAGTCCGACTCTATCTAACAGCGTTCTTATGTAATCCGCGGGATTAACGTCGACACCGTCTCCGGTACTAAGCAGCTTACCTTTTACTTCAAAATTGTACGTTGGCATAGCTGCGGAATCGCCCAGATCGATTACCCCTGCCATGTAAGCTAAACCACCGTACGGAAGTGATTTATCCGGATGGTGCTGCGCTACATAACTCCACGGCGCCTGTGTAGATGCGCCATCAAAAAGTGACAGCCCTACTTCTTCAGATGGATAATTGTAAACTTCTTTATCCTTCCAGATCCTACCGATACCGGCTATTTGGCCTTCGCAAAGTCCGATAATCGTAGCTACAGAATAGGTATATGTGATGTTAGTCTGTTTTCCGCCGCCTTTGCCCGCCCGGTGCGTCTCTTTGTGCTCATGTGCGGTAAAATCATCATAATAAATAATATTCCCGCCGATACGCGTTGTACCGTAAATTTCCGGAACAGCGGTACCGTATTCGGCAGTATTAACCGTAAATGTTGAGATTTTGTTAGCCCGAGTAACGATATTCGGACCCCTGAAAAAACTCATACTTTATCGCCTCTCCATCTGTAGATATACTTAAGCCGCGGCTGCCCGCGGCGGTCATAAAACATGACGTCTTGCATTTCGGTAATTATTACGCCTTGATCAATCAGCGCATGAATAACTTTACCGTGCCCAATATATATTGCCGCATGAGATATGCAGCGACCGTACTTGTACAATAAAAAATCACCAATCCGCAGATCGGTGACTTCGTTACAGTATTTTTGCACATACCTCAGAAACCATTCCTCCGAATGCGATAGATGCCACATGTTAGAGTATGGCGCGATGCTAATCGTATCCGGTTTTATTATTTGTGCGCCTTCGAGCACACCGATTAGCAGCATACCGCAGTCTACGCCTACGCCCTTTACTTTTGCCATATTAACGTGTGGCGTTCCGAGCCATGCCCGCGCTTCTGCAGCGATTCTCTCGCCGACGGTCATATAAGTATCTCTTTCAAAGGCACATATGGCGCCACGACCGACGCGTTATCTATATCCGTCGAGCTGATAACCCCCTCTCCTGACGTACTATACGCTTTCTGCGGATAGTACTTCCGGATCGGGAATTTCATATTCAGTCCTTGTGTTTTCGATTTTATAGACAGCTGCAGGTCGACGCCCCCCGCCTGCTTAACTTCGACATTCCCTGCGAAAAGTCCTATCGTGCCTAACACCGACGCCCCGCGGAAAAAACAACGCCGCAGAGACAATATCGCCCCATCAAGAACGCCTTCGTGTGCCGCCTTGAGCAGTGGCTTGCTTTCTATCTTGTCGTCAGAATCCGCGTTTATCGTGACTGTTAATGTATCTACCGAAACATCGCTTTGCAGATCTATCTGACTGCGCTTGATAAGCAGCGCATTGTGCTGATATGTTCTTCCATTATATATAATGTCCTGGTCTGTATCGGCATAGTAGTATTTATTTCCGTTCGACAGTGTCATTTCATACAGATCGCAAGATGTAAAACTTTTCTCTGTATTCAGATACGTTTCCAAGTCAGTCGTTACTTTCTTCATCGTACTACCCTCAACTTGATACTTCCCGTTTCGTTCCAGTTTCTAAAAATCTCGGTGATTCCGAGCCCGTCGTCGTCAAAGCAAACTTGCCACCAGTATATGTAATCCGCTTTGATAATGTCGCTGCCAGCCGGAGCTGTTTTAAACGCGATTACCCCGTCTGCTATTGTATAATCAGATGCCGGCACTTTTGCTCCGTTGCGATAAACAGTGGCATTTTCAATATGCGCAGCCGGCTCTATGTAGTCCCCGACTTGCATAACTGCTTGATATTTACCGGGGGAAATCATCGGGAGTTGTAGGCCATTTACCTGATAATCCTTCGGATCTAACCAAAGAAACGGAAGAAGCGCCCCCTTTTGTAAAGCACAAAAGCCCAGTATTTTACGAGACTCCTCATCCGTCAACCGCTTAAACTGTACACTGAT